GGAGGTTGGGGAACCTTTTTAAATGAAACCCCAAAGACCAAGTTGACCCTCTTGTCACAGCCCTTGAATCCAGTCGGTACTGGCTTCAGGATAGATTAAATATTCGATACGATAACGATTATGCCGAGGAGTTGCTTTAGCCCTCTTATCTTGAATTTTACTTTTGAACAAGTAAAAGGGTTAAAAGTACCTCAATAAATATATATGTACACTTAATGGCACTTTGTAAACATATAGAAACAAACCTTTCAAAAAAAACGTGTGAGCGCTTCAGCGTGAACCAAAGGAGTTAAGAAGATGAACCAGAAACAACGTGTACTCGATTACCTGAGAAGTGGTAACACAATAACCAGCCTAGACGCTTTCCATGAGCTAGGCATTACTAGAATATCCGCTGTAGTGTATAACCTGAAGCGCGATGGTCACCACCTGATAAAAGAAAACGTCACTGTCAAAAACAGATTTGGCGAAGAATGCACCATTGCCCGCTGGGGTCTGCCATGCTCTTAAAGACTGGAGAGGAATATCTAGTATCTGATGACCTGCACCAAGACTTGATTGATGCCTACGGTGAAGACATGGTTCGCAATGAGCTGACAGCGATGAAGATGTGGTTGCTTACTAACCCAGCTAAACGCAAAACTAAAGTCGGTATGCCCAAGTTTATCAATAGCTGGTTATCCAGAGCAAAGAAGACTGGCGGTGTGTCCCCCTTTGTTCCACAGCAGCAAGCATCTGGTAAGCAAGACACGCGCAGTTCACAAGCTAAGGTGGGCGATTCAATCAGGGGCAGAACCTTAGAGTGTTCACTGACAGACATTACATGGGTAGAGCCACACGAGAAAGAGGCTCAGAAACAATATTACCTAACTACTCGCGGATTCTATTATGACGGCGGCAATGAGGTGAAATATGCTTAGAGTACAACATCCAAACTCCAGAAAGATTGCAATCAAATATTCCTACGCTGGAAGGAATACAAAGCTAAAGTCTGGGGAGAAATACAGCTTACCCCATCTGGCTGAGGTCGCAGGCATTAACGCCAAGACGCTACACAGCAGGCTCAGGGCAAAGCAGTGCAAGGTTATTACTGACTACGATTTAAGAGTGGCTAAGGCAGCCTATAACAACGATGCTGACAAGCCTTTCGAATCACGCCTTGAATCGCAGGAAGCTATAACCAGCCAGAAGTGGTTATCGAGGGCATTGGTTTGAGCGATGCTGACAGCGTGAAAGTATACCGAGCCGAGGAGATAGACGTTCGGCTCAGGTATATTGCTGACCGTTTAAAAGAATGGGACTACAAAAAGCCCTGCGCTATTACCCTAAAGCCATACAGCAACCCCCGCACATTGTCACAGAGCGCCATGTTCCATGCTTGGTGCAGATACCTAAGTACGGCAGTTAATAAGCGTGATGCCTCCTACACTGAAGAAAATGTTAAGCTATTACTGAAGCAGCTATTCCTTGGAACTGAAGAAATCAAGGTTGGAAAGACAATCATCAAAGACCAGTTGAGGCAGACCAGCAAGTTGGACTCTGGTGAGATGCATCACTTTCTCAATCAGGTTTACGAGTGGGCTTTTGATTTAGGCTTCAGCTTGCCTATTGACCAGCAAAGCGAGTATAGAAAACTAAAACAACAACAGGTGAAATAATGGACAGAATAGACCCCCGCACGTTATTGGAGTTTGCAAGAAGCGAATCACAGACCAGAGTTTTAGAGGCGGTTATCCAGCATGGCTCAAACACTAAAGCAGCCGATGCGCTGGGAATGAACAGGCGCGGTATTGATAAGACTATGAAGCGCATTGAGGGTTATGCCGCAGCTAAGGGAGTCGCACCACACCGCAGCTTAGTACACCAGACCGCAGAAGGCTTTGATGCCAAGCGAGTATCCACAGCATATAAAGAAGATGGCTCAGTTGCCTTGCAGTGGGTGATTCAGGAGCCGCAAAAGCAAAGCATGAAGCAGCGCCTAGACCTGATGATTGAAGGCGTTAAAGAAGACCTTAATGGGTTTAAAGCCCCAGCGCCTGCACCAGTAGAAGTCTCTGATGATTACCTTGCTATGTATATGATTGGCGACCACCACTTTGGGATGCTGGCTGACAGCGAATCTAAAGTTGATGATGACGACTGGGACATAAAAATTGCCACTGAGATTCTGATTGATGCCACCGACCGACTAGCCAACCGCGTGGGTAATGCCAAGACAGGTGTATTGCTTAACGTGGGTGATTTCTTTCACGCTGACAGCAGCTTTAACACCACCACTAAGGGAACGCCGGTAGATGTAGACACGCGCATTGGCAAGACCTTTAAGCTGGCAGGCAGGCTATTTAACATCCTGATAGACAAGATGCTACAGACACATGAGAAAGTTGTTGTGGTTAATGTACGCGGAAATCACGATTACGACATGGCCTGTCACCTGTCAAGCTGCTTGGAGCTACTCTACAGCAAAGAGCCGAGGGTTGAGATTGTGCAGAACTACAGCAAGTTTATATCCTACCAGTGGCACAACAATTTATTTGTGTTCCACCATGGCGACCGCATCAAGCACGAGCAGATTCTACAGACGGTGATTAAGAACCTAGACGACGAATGGGCAGAGTCAAAGAACCGATACTGCCATCTGGGACACATCCACCACCATGTAGCAAGAGAGGTGGGTTCTATGCACTTTGAACACTGGGGTAGCCTAACGGCCACCGACCAATGGCATAGCGATTCAGGCTATGGTGCAGAGCGTTCTATGACCGCAGTGGTTTATCATAAAGACAGCGGTGAAGATTCCCGCGTTAAAATTAAGGTGGAGGGATGAGCAATGTTACGAAGTTTCCTACTCGCACCATTACTCTTGCTCGCTTATATTGTGAGGACTGCGCTCTTCCTCTCACTTATTGGCTTGGGACTGATGGGGACGCTTATGGTCTATGCACACGGTGTGACCTGCAACATCCTGAAGAAATTGAAATAAACGTTGAGGAAACACTGCAATGAGCGCACTAAGTAAACAGACTGGCGGCAGTCATTACCGGCTTGCCATTCAGCCCATAGAGTACATCTATAAGAACAGCTTGGACTACTGCGAGGGTAACGTGGTTAAATACATTACTAGACATGGCAGTAAAAACGGAGCTGAAGACATAAGGAAAGCCATCCACTATTGTGAGCTGTTACTGGAACTGGAATATGGCGAAGAAAGCTAGGAAGAAATCAACGGTCGCGCAGGAGATGGAGAAAGCAGCAAAGCTCTTGCAGCGGCTGGTAAGGTTAAAGGCAGCAGATGACAACGGCTACGCCCAGTGCGTTACCTGCGACAAGGTAGACCACTATAAGAACCTCCAAGGCGGTCACTTTATACCGCGCCACAGAACCATATTCAAGCTAGCAGAATTTAACATAAAACCGCAATGCCCCCATTGCAACTGCTGGGGTATGAAACAGGCGCACTACGTCCTGCGTTACAGACAGTACATGGTTGACACCTACGGCGAAAGGCGCGTGAAAGCGATGGAAAGGATGGCATGGAGGCCAGCTAAGAGGTACGAACGAGAAGAAGTTATAGCCTTTGCCCGCGACCTTAAAGAACAGATTAAAGTAGAAGAATGGCGCATTGGTGAAATAAAGTGTTGACACTTTCGTAAACGTCAGGCACTATGCACACACATTCAAAAAACAACAGGGTTACAAACATGAACAATTCACTGCTTACTTTTGCTACAAAACGCGCTAATTCTATGATAGAAAAAGATGGCTCAGTAAACTACCAAGGCTTAAAACTTCTAGTCGGTATGTACGCAGACAGCCCAGCCGAATTGAACGAAGTGATGTTTAAAATTGGAAGCACCTACAACTGTACTGTTGCCGAGCTAGCATAATTTAACTGCCCCTTCGGGGGCATCCCTTGGAGGGGAATCAAATGAAACAAGAAATCAAATGGTTAATAGATGACTTTGTACGCGCAGACGCTAAATGGGAAGGTGACATCATCGACCTATGTGATGGCAAGAAAGACGTGCTTTCCTATGAATGGTTACGAGCTTACCCAAGCTGGTTAGATGACTACTTACCTGTTGCGATAACTGGCACAGTTTCACAAATGGAATATTTAGACGTGCTTTACCGACAAGGCAATGACAAAGCTAGCCTGATGCTTAAAGAT